CCGCAAGAACTTCGATGCAATCACAGAAGACACTCGTAAGCCTACGGTGAAGCGAGAAGTCCCAAAGAGCGAGCTACCTCCTGGTATTCGCACTAGAATCATCTACGGAGAGAAGAAGTAATGCTATCTGACGAAGAAGACAAGTTACTTAGCCATGCCCTATCATTCTTGGGGGATAACTTCCCTCACTATGCTATTTCTGTTCTATCTGCGGAAGATGGAGAACTTCACTACGACTACTCAAATTGGCGCATTGGACGTATGCTAATGAAGGACAGCATAGAGGATATGAGCGGAGAGATTGGTATGGGGCAGGATTGGTCATGGAGCGACGAAGGGGAGGGTGAATCAGAATATGAGTAGTGAACTACAGCTAGAGACGCAGGACTACGTCACCAAGGCGCTTAAGAACGCGCAGGAGGCTACTACGCATAAGCGTGCATGGTGTCACCGCAAGCCGAAGCATTGGGCGCTAACGGTTCAGCACATCATTCAGCAGCCATGCAGCATAGAAGAGTTTCGTCGCAAGAACAATATAACCAAGAACTTCTACTTCGACACAAAAGCCGAACTACTAGCAGACCCAGAGTGCCAAGCTATTCGCAACGCATGGGGATCTGAGGTTGCTTCATTGATGTTTGAGGGACTAGACGTTCAGCGAAAGATAATGAATGCGTTTGGTGATGGCATTGAAAGTGGCGCAATTCCAATTACGGAAGATGTTGCCTTTAAGTCAGTTAAGGCATTGCAGGGGCTCAACGACATTCACGGAAAGTTGACGGGCAACAACATTCAGAAGATCGTTGTAGAGCACAAGACGACACTAGACGAGGCTAAAGCATTTAGAGATGCTGCACTTGCTGGCATCACAGAGGCAGAGATTGTAGACTAATGAAATTCACCAAGCATCCAGTCCTCAAGGCTCCTACGCCTGACGAGATCCGCAAGCTCTGCTTTAATGAGGATGGCTCTGACCGCGAAGGTGGCCTAGAAGCCCTCATAGAGATGCACAGGATGCATGAGGAGGCGGTTGAGAACGCAGAGTCCGATCCTCTTGATTGTGGCGTATCATTGCCTCAGCAACTTGCAGTAGAGGAGTTAATCAAGAAGAAGACAGAGGTGTGGGTATTTGGTGGCAATCGCAGTGGAAAATCGCACAATGCTGCTAAGATGGTGATGAAGGCATTGCTAGGCAACCCTGGGACTCTCATCGTATGCTGGGCGCAGGACAAGGACGCTAGCATTGAGATGCAGCAACCATACCTAGCTGAGATGCTACCAGCAGACCTCAAAGGGCGCAAGATAGCTGAGTCTGTCACAAACATCAATTACAACGAGAAGTCGGGCTTTACTGGACAGAAGTTTGTCCTGCCGAACGGTTCTAAGTGCCTATTCAAGTTCTACTCTCAGTTTGCGAACAACGAGAAGATGATCGAGGGCTATAAGCTTGGATGCCGACCAGACAAATGCACATACGCTAATATCGGCACATGGCCTGACGAATATTACGGAGACGACAAGCTCATCAAGCGCCTATACCGTCGTTGTGCTGACTTCGATGCTTCTCTGCTCATTTCCTTCACACCGCTTGACGGACACACCCCTACGGTGGCTAGAATGCTCGGAGGGGCGGAGATCGTAGAGTCTTGGCCTACTGACCCTGACCTTCTGCCAAACACGCCTACAATGCCGTATATCATGCAGCCTACCAAGGCTTCTGCTGGCGTTGTGTTCTTTCATACCTTAGCCAATCCCTTCACGAACTCAGTTCGCTTCAAGGCCGACTTACAAGACGAGACAGAGGAAGAGATTAAGACCCTAGCATATGGGTTCCCGACCAAGAGCATGACATCGCTGTTTCCTTTATTTTCGGAAAGTGTCCACGTCATTGACCAACTACCGAAGATTACTAAGAACACGCATACGGTCTATCAGATCATTGACCCTGCTGGAGCTAGAAACTTCTCCGTCATATGGGCTGCTGTCGATAAGCTGAACCACATCACAGTGCTGCGTGAGTGGCCTGACCGTGACACATTCGGGGAGTGGGCATTGTTCGGTGATCCGAAGTGGAAGCATGGGCCAGCATCTAAGAAGATTGGTTATGCCATCAAGACGGACGTAAAGGAATATTCCTATATCGAGCTATTCAAGGAGATTGAAAAGGAGCTGGGCGTAGAGGTATTTGAGCGTATCGGTGATAGTCGCTTCATGGCAGTTGAACATGAGAATCAAGACATGTTCTCAGACTTTGCAGAAAAGGACATGCACGTTGTCCCTAGCGATGGTCGAGACGAGAAGGCTGGCATACAGTTGCTAGACCAATGGTTCACCTATAACCAGAACATTGAGGTAGATTCGATCAACCGACCTATCATTCAGTTCCATAAGTCCTGCGGCAACGTCATTGATAGTGTTACGAACTACGGAATGAACGGTAAGGCTGACGAAGCACTAAAGGACTTCATTGACTGCCTTCGCTATTTGCGAACAGCAAACGGAGGGGAAGGGCCAGAGCACTACTCACCAGAAGCATTTACATCAACATCAACAGTAGGGGGATATTAATTTATGAAATGCAAGACACTAGCACAGGAATATAGCGTAACAGCTATGAGCATCGGACGGCTACGCAAGCAGTTCGCACCCGACGAGTCTGGGGACCTATCGGCAGAGTCAGTAGAGTTTATTCGCTCATATTTCACTGAGATTGAAAGCGACGAAGCTCGGAGCGATATAGAAGAGGCCGTAAAGCCGCAGTTCGTTGACTCTATATGCAGCTACACGCAGGAGGGACGGCACGAAGTAGAGTGTAAGTTCCTCGGAGAGAATGGAGTTGAGACGGTTCGCGCCTTGATTCCATATACCACAGCATCCTCGCAACTAAGGGGCAAGCCAATGAAGTTGGAAGTAATTGAGTGTGAGGGAGTTAAGTATTACCGACACGCATCACTAGCAGGAATGGCATGGAGCGCCGTGAAATTATGAGCGACTGGAGAGGTGAACTAGACGTAGATAATCCAGACTTTCGACGCGCAAGTTTCGATGCATGGTTGAGCTGGGAGTTTATGCAGCGATCCGTGGCTGGATGTCGAGAGGAATTGATACCAAGCCAGATTGGAGAGCTGTGCGGCAAAAGAACCATCGCGTCACGATCAATCGTCCATCGTGCGCTACAGCACGCTAGATGCAACGCTTAACGTATAATAATCACAATGGAAGACGAATATCTTGAAGACTTGGCCTATGTTCGCAATGAGCCGAACATCCACAATTTAAACGAAGTCTACCGCAAGGATCTGTCCGACCATTCTGGTTTTGCAGACCAATGCGCAGACTCTTACAACCAGCGCCGTATGTGGTGGCCTGGTAAGTCGCTGGATCAGAAGAAGCACCAGCTAGACGCGAAGCCGTGGCCTATGGCCTCTGACCAAGAGGTTCCCGTCATTGATCCGCGCATCAATACTTTGGTGGCCCTCATCATGAACGCTATCCGTGACGGCAACATAACCGCCGCACCAGTGAATGGCGATGATGTTGAGCGTGCCGCCAGCACTACTGTCTTCATTCGGTGGATGCTAGATAGCTGGATTCCAGGAGCTTACGACCAGATCGAACTAAGCCTCAATGATATGTTCGAGAAAGGCATTGCAGCTACATGGGTTGGGTGGGAGAAACGCCTGCGCACACATCTGCAAGAGATTGACCTAGAGGAGATTGCGGAACAAGCACCAGAAATGGCGGAGCTATTGGCTGACGCAGATCGCGAAGACGAAGCAATTGAGATGTTGCAGAACATTTTTGAGGGAGTGAACCCTAAGCGAGCTAAGAAGGCATTCAAGCAGCTACGCCAGAACGGTGTTGCTGAGATTCCAGTAATCAAGGGCGACATTGACCGTCCAGTAATCTCTGCTAAATGCCCACGGGCAGACATCATCTATCCGTCCTACACTATGGACGTGAAGCGCGTAGATCGTGTCCATATTCGTCACTTCATGTCTATTCAAGACCTCAGCATCTATCCACTCGGAGGGGTGGGATGAGGATTGGGTTGATGAGATTATCGAGAACCACATGGGCATGTCTCAGCAGGAGCTAGATGGCCCTTACGGTAATCGCAATGCATTCCTAGCCAATCAGTCGGCTACACTGTTCAACCTCGGAAACCGAGACGCAGAAGACCTAGTAGAGATTGTTCGCACCTTCCAGCGTCTCGTAGACGAAGAGGATGGGGCAGAGGGCTACTACCAGACGGTATGGGCACCAAGCCAAGCAGAAGGCGACGAAGAGAACATTGGATATGGCCTATCTGAGCTTCTAAATGGCTATGACGAATTTCCGATTGCGCTGACTACTATGTCACGTGACTCAAAGCGCATCTACGACCAACGCAACGTCTCTGATCTGCTTCGCGGTAATCAGCGTCAAGCTAAGGTGTCGCGCGATGCATTCGTAGACCAACTCTCAATTATGATGAACCCGCCCCGCACTCACCCTGCTGGGCGTCCTGCATCTGTATGGGGTGCTGGCGCGGATTTTGCCACACGACGTGGCGAGGAAGGGCTATACAAGACCTTAGAGGTTCCGAACACTCTACGCGAGGGGACGGACTATGAGCAGTTTCTAATTGACGAGGCTGACTTCATCATGGGACTCAAGGAAGGCTCTCCTATGGCCTTACAGCGCCAGCAATACTACACAAACAGAGCACTTGTCCACGTCGCAGAGATTGCACGTTTGGCTTATAAGGCTTACCAGAAGTTCTATGACGGTGAGGATATTCACTTCCGAGTGACCAATAGCCCAGACCCTCAGACCTTCAACCAGGGGCCAGACGACGAGGAGCTTGATATTAAGTTCTTCTATGACGTTCGCACACAGGATCGCGAGTATGTCAAGGAGACTGTAGAGACACTACTGAAGCTACCACAGGCCGATCCTACTGGAACTATTGACCCAGCAGAGGTTGTGCGCGTGGCTACATATCTAGCAGCTCCACAGTTCGCTGGTCGCATCCTACGCAGTGCAGAGGCATCACAAGCAGATGTTCTCGCCAAGGTGAGTAAGGACTTGTCACTGATCTACTCGGGTCAAGAGGTTGGAGCACAGCCAAATGGTGGACAGATTGCATTGGACTACATCAAAAACACTTACGTCCAGAATCCAGACATCCTTCGTAAGCTCCAAGAAGACCCAATCTTCGCAGAGAACCTACAGACCTACGTAGCTCAATACGAATTCCAAGCGCAACAGAATGAGAATGCTCAGACTGGACGACTCGGAACACCGCCCACAGACCTCCAAGGAGCTAATACAATCGCATAATGGATAATCAAATTACATACGAAGAAGCATTGATTCACTTCCAAGCTCAAGGCCCAATGTGGGACGCTCTATGCGCTGGCATTCGTGCTAGGCGTGAGGGCAAGTGGGGAGACTTGAAGCGCAACATGGAGACTCCAACATGCAACCAGAAGGCAGATGACAAGCTCATTGGTGCTATGGTTGAGTGCGACGACATTCTGTATGAGTTTGAGACAGAGTGGGAATTAGAGGTGTAATGCAACGCCTCTAGTATAATGTAGCCATCGACACTTCTCACGTTACGAGATGCTTAAAATATGGCTAAAGATAAATCCAACGGTAACTCTGACACCGTAAACGAGTCAGAAGAGGGTAACGAATTTGATGAGATTGCTTTCGAGCAAAATCTGGCAAACTCAGACCCGACACTAATCAATTCCGAAGAAGCCCCAGAGGATCTTTCTGACGAACCTGAACCAGAGGAGGAAGTCGAAGCTGAAGAAGCATCAGACGAACCCGAAGAGGAGGAGGAGTCCGAAGAAACCGAAGAGGCCGAAGAGGAAGAGGAAAGTGATGACGTTCTTTCTCAGATTGATTTCGACGCATTGACGAACGAGCAGAAGCAAGGAATTGCAGAAGCAGTTGGCAGTGGCGCTGGAAAAGAACTTGGCAAACTACGCAGGGAAGGAAGAGACAAGGACGACAAGATCGACTCGTTGCAGAAGCAGCTTGACGAAGGACTCTCCAAGGTTCTACCGACCAGCAACGTGCATAGCAACATCCACACGACAGAGGAGCTTGATAAGAAAGCTTCCGAAATCGAGGGAAGCTACCGATACCTAGATAACTTGCTCAACGGAACCGAAGAATACTTCGACATCCAGGGCAAGGAAGTAGATCGGGCAACAGCAGTAAGCTGGAAGTTGCACTACGAACAGCAAGCCAAAGACATCCCAGCGCAGCGTAAAGCGATAAAGGAACTAGAGAGTATTCAAGGACTCACGAACGAAGAGGTTGAGAAGGCGAAAGCTGAAGTCAAATTCTTTGAAGATGAAGAGTCCAGTCAGTTCAAAGAGTGGAAAAAGCTCACGAACGACGCAGATTTCTCTCTAATGGCACGAGCATTCCCTTCATTGGGTGCAAAGTTAGCCAGAGCCTTAGCGCATTCCGTAGCCTTCAAGTCCAAGAAACCAGTAAGCAAGATTAAGCTTCCCCGAAAAAAGGCGAAGCCAATCAACGGCACAACTGGTGGAGCTAAAACTTCTCAACCACGACGTGGTAAAAAGGGTGTTAGCGACTCGGTGCGTAAAAGAATTCAATCAGGAGATTACTCAGAAGAGGATATTATGGCCAGCATGAACATCTCGTAAAAATCTACAACACTTAATTATAAAATACTATGGCAGCATCAAACACATTCGACACTACCAATCTAGGTAGTGCGGTATCTAACACAGAGGAATTGACACGCGGGGCGCATCTAATTAGCCCAAGCGCAACTCCTTTTTATTCTAACACGACCAAGAGCAAAGCATCGAGCATTATGCCCGAGTGGACTCTTGACGACATGGACGATCCTCGGAACGCTCCAATCGCAGAAGGCGCAGACGCTTCCTCGTTCTCCAATGAGTTCGATGAACAGGCTCGTGTATTCAATTACGTCACAACTCTTGAGCGTAACCCAATGGTTACAGATGACCAAGAGCTTGTAGATAATGCTGCTGGCGTAAACTACGCTGGCGCAGTGATGAAGGCACTCAAGGAGCTTAACCGCGACACAGAGAAGCAGCTTCTTTCTGCTGACGTTCGTGGTGTCTCTGGTTCGACTCGCACATCTGCTGGTCTTGCAGAGCAGATTGGTGGATCTTCCACTATCTTCCCTGCAGAGTATCAAACTCCAGCCGCACAGCTTCCAGGCGCAACTACTCCTTTGGAGTCCGTTGTTGATGGTGTCTTGCAGTCGATGTTTGATGAGTCTGGTGACTCTGCAAATGTTCGCATCTATGGTGGTTCTGGCTGGATCAGCGAGTTCGCTACCAACACAATGCGTTTCACTGATTCCACTGACCAGCGCACAAGCGTGAACATCAGTGGTGAGAAGGGTGTCATCAAGAACAAGATTCGCGTCTATGAGGGTCAACACGGAACTGCGGAGGTATTTAACCTCAATAGCAAGTGCCTCATTGATACAACCAACAAGGACATGGCTTACTTCATCAATCCAGCATTCGTTGAGATTAAAGAGCTTGGTGGGTTGATCCAGAAGGAACTCCCTGATCTTGGTGGTGGTCGTCGTAGCACGATCCGTCGCAAGTATTCTCTCTGTGTTAAGAACCCTCTTGCACACGGCTACCAAGCCGCAACAGCTTAATCATAACCAAGGAGATATAATACTATGAGCAAACTAACTGTAAACGAAGCCGCATATGGCTTCACCGATGTAATCAAATTGACTTACAATGACCTTATCACTATCGGCAACGGTGGTCAGAAGGTTATTGCTAAGATTCCTGCTGGGGGTGGCGTAGACCGTTGTGTGGTCTATGAATCCGTAGCAGTTGCTGGAACCTCCACACTCGTCATTGACGTTGGCACTACGCTAGCAGATCCCGATGAGTTCATTGACGCACTTGATGTTGATGCAATGTCTGCACCTGTTGCCAATACTGGTGACTTGATGCTTCAGGCTGCTGGAACTACTGTCACCCTTGGTGGTGCGCTTCCAGTCAAGCTGGTTCAAGCTGACACGGACATCGTAGTCGAAGTTACTGACGCTAATATCGCAACAGCAACTGCTGGCGAAATTGTCATCGGTCTTCGCATCGTTGATCTAGGTCGCTTCGCATAACCTTAACGTTTGGGGAAGGTGGGTTTCATTCCTGCCTTCCCCTTCCTTATATGAGCACAGCAGAACTAACAGAAGATCAAAAAGACGAAGGAGCACGCGATTACTGGTCAATGGCCGTAGAAGCTGCTCTTTACGCAAACCTTTACTTTCAAGAAGACCTCACCCAGACCGCATGGGATGAGAAGGATGTTGTTACTGGAGCTGGACGGCTGGTAGCAGTATTTGACCAAGACGAGCACGAGTGGCTTGAAGCTCAGTATGGCAAGGGAATCTGCATGAACAAGGAGTTTGTGATGGATTACCGAAGACTACGAAATCAAGACTTTTTAGCAACACCTTCATCAACTTTCGGAACCTCCTAATGTTAAGCACTCGCACATACGACGAATTCATAGCACAGACATCAGCTTTGTGCGGGGCAGACTTCAGCACTAAGGAGGAGGCTCGTATAATGTCACTAGGCAATCTAGCGGCTAAGAGGGCGGAGAAGGAGTCCCAATGGTGGGAGCGACTCCTAGTAGCCTCAGAACCTCGGACAGCCTCTAGGGGGCGTGTGAGCGCAACAGAGGACAGCTACTATGTCTTTGGGGCTGGGACAGAGGTAGCCAATGGGCTGTATGTTCGGAACGGAAACTCAGACGGCGTGCCTGCGTATTCTATTTTTGTTGAAAGCGTTGCGGTCGGCAGTATTTGGCGGGACGGTTCTCAATGGTGGATGACAGGGGGCGACGTTGGCGACTATACTTTATCATATTATTACGTTGATGGTGCCGATCAGACACGCCGCCGACGTCTGGATGGGAGATTGAAGACGGTGAAGACCCGGCACCACTAGTAACAGCCCTAT